GTCTAATGTTGCAGTATTAGGAATAACATCTCCAACATCAGTTGTTAAACTAAAGTTTGGCCCTAAACTACTTCCTTGACCTGGACTTAATGTGAGTAATATACTATTCATTTTTTATAAATTTAAGGACTTATTGTTGTTGTCGTTGTTGTTGCTGGACACTCGCTTTCGTAAAATGGTTGTCCGCTTAATGAATAGAATCTAATTCCTGGTCCAAATCCATTCACATCCACATCAAAACAGCCTAAAACCTCTTCTGGATCTAATGAAATAGTATGCAATACACCATAACAATCATAATATTGTATTGTATTAGGATTAACACCATTCGCAATTCCCCAACTACCGCATTGAATAGGATTTGTTGTTGTAGTGGTTGTAGGAGGCATCGTTGTAGTGGTCGTTGTAGTGGTAGTAGTTGTAGTGGTAGTAGATGTCGTTGTTGTGGTTGGCGGAGCTACAGTTGTAGTTGTTGTAGTGGTTGGCCCAATAGTCGTTGTTGTTGCAACCCCTGCAATTGTGGCCGTTCCTGTATTGAATGTACAATCAGAATATCTATTAATTTCTTCCATTGCAATGATATACTTATTAGTATAAGCATCAAACACACCGTAAACACAAGGATTACCTGTATAAATACCTCCATCATAAGTTGCTCCATTATTTAAGTCTTGCCTATATTCATCTAATTCTGCAACAAAAAATGCATTTGTAAAATAAATAATACTTATCGGAGTAATTCCATCTTGACTCAATCTACATACAACTCCACGATAGTTATCTACAAAATAATCTGCAAAGTTATTCCATGCCAAACTTGTACCTGCATCTCCAATTCCGTAATCTCCTGCATAATACTGCACTTTGTTAATCAGCTTGTCGGTATTTGCTTGCAATGGATTATTTGCACTATCCTTGATAATTTGAGTTAAAATTGGAACATTACCAACCTTGAACTTTTGATAAACTTTTAAGTATCTATCTCTAACATGAAGTCTAATTACATCTCCAAAACTTCTATCGTATTCATCAAAGTTTTCAAAATAAAAAGTATTTGTACCATTTATATTTGTTTCAGATTGATATGACTGACTAAATCTAATTAATGTTGGAAAATAAATTCTCCTAGCATTTTCATCTATTACAGACGGCCTACCATTGCTATTCATTGTAAGATAATATGAATCACTAAAACTAGTTTCAATAATATCAATTATAGAATTTTGTAAAACTGTTGTATAAAAATTAAACTCGCCAATAAAAGCCACTTCTCCTACTTCTCCGTCTATGAATCTATTACTAATCCATACTTTAGTATTTGCAGGAACTACAATTCTTGTATCACATACAAATATTGCCCCTGCTGAACTTGTTGTTCTAACGGCACTTAATATTTCAAATTTTTTAGTAGTTGCGTTTACATAAGTAACATAAAATTCATCTCTTACCCCTTGAGTAAGGCCATTATAAGATACTCTACACTGAAATACAATACTTAAAATTATTTCTCCGCCTGTTTTATTCCAAAAAAATCCTGTATTAGTAAATTGAGGGTAAAGCACAGATGGATTATTATTGTCTATATCCAAACCACCTGCTTGTGCGTTTATTTCATAATTAGCATTAGCAAAAGCAAAATTACTTTGGCCAAAATAAAGCCTTAACTCTGTTGAAATCCATTCGCTAACGTGCTGAGGAATATCTTGATTTCCTGACTCTTGCGTGTATCTGAATCCATAAGGAACCCTTCTTTTTCTATAAAATAAATCACCATTAGTTGTACTAATTACAGCAGGAACATTAATAGGATCTACTGAAGATTGAGTCTGCTCCAAACCTATGTGATATGCGCTAGACGTTCCTTTATTGCCAATACCAAAGCATTTGTTAAATTCGTAAAATGTTTTTTGACTAGCATCTGAATTTGTAGAGTAGTTATACAAAAGAATTTCATAGTTCATATATCCTTGAGCGCCAAAAGCAAAGTTGTATGGATCTGCTGCGGCTGCCGCAAAGGGATATTTAATTTTTATAAAATTACCTTCTTTTTGACCTTGATATGTTTGAATCAAAGATTCTGTTCCTAGTATTTCATAGTCAACTATATTGATTGCGACAGGCTCGCCTAAATCATTATATCTTCTTAAAAACGTAATCCTATCTCCTGGAGTAAATGCATAAGAAACAATTCCTTTAGTAGAAGTTTGCTGTTTATTGTACAAGTCTATGTTATCAATACCAATATATAAGAATGACTCTAAATCATAAGTAGTAGTCATTGTTGGAGCAGTCAATACGCTAAAATAAGTAGTATCGCTAATCCAAAAAAGCCTTTTATTATATGTAGTGTTATTAGAGCGTAAAACATTATAGTAATCTGCTTCTAATGGTGGCCTATTTTTTATTTCTAAAAAAGTCTGAATAAAAGGAGTAGTATTATTTTTTGCTGTGTTAAATGATGCGGCTAAACTTGTTTGCGCTCCAATAGTTCTTCCCTGAGCATCAAAGTATTGTAAACAATATTGATAACCAGAATCCCATGCATTTGCAAAAACTGTATTAACCGGAACCCCTGCTGTTTGATTAAATTTAAGGCCGCTAGAATACAATAAAAATCCACTTGAATAAGACATTGTTAAAATATTCCCATTCAATGTATTAAATACCCAACCTTGTGCTATAAGTAAATTTTTAATATTCGTTAAAACAGTTGAAACTAATGGGGTAATGGTTACATTATTATATGAAATACCTATACTTGTTCCACTTAAATTAACAACATTAATATTATAAGTAGCTGCTCCATTATTAAGCGTAGTTACTTCGCCTGATGTATTTGTTCCTGTTCCATAAAGATAAACCTTCATTACAGTACCAGAAGTTCCACTATCACTTCCTTTACAAGTCGCAAAGAAAGATAATCCACATATATCGGTATAATATGTAAATAATTCTAATCCTGTTCCATTTCTAGCCAATAAATTCATTTGGGTTTTATTGTAACCCTCTGTAATACCTGCATATAAAAGAGTATTGCCATTAGCTAATTCTCCTGCATTTGCTTTTTGCGGAACATAGTCTTGTAATTGCGAAGATTGAATTATATCAATAGTAGTATAAATACTATCATTATAAAACTTAAAAGTATAAATATCATTATCTAAAATACCATTATTTGCTTTAATTAATTGCTTAATTAAATACCAATCAGAAGTAATATTATTATTATTTTCCCTAAAACTAAATTCTAATCCTTTTACATCTTTTCCGCCAGTAGTCATAGAAATTGAAATCCTACAATTATTAGTCATTACACTTTCTGTTAAGTTAAGTGTAGGTTGCTGCGGAAGAGGAACTATACTTTTTGCACTCCAAACTGATTTCTCATTATTTGCATAAACATACCTATATGAGAATTGATATAAAGAGTTACGAAGATTATTTACTGTTACAGTTGTATCGTTTTCAAAAACTACCTTTGGTGGCATTATTGGAGGCGCTTTTGCAATAAGCAAATATTCTACCTTCCAAGATGTACCATAATTAGCAATTATATTTATACTTTTAGGAGGATTAAATCCATCATTAAAATATAAAATATCTCCTTCATTATCTCTATAAAAAATATTCATAGAAAGAACTTTATAAGAAGGATTGAAATTTAAAATATCAATCCCATCGCTATCTGTTTTGCTTTCTAATACCTTTACAATTACATCGCTATTTAAACTATAATATAATATTGAATTATAGCCATTACTATTCCAAAGACAATAATATGCCCTGTTTCTTACCTTATCAGGATAAAATCCAATTATTTTATTTGTTCCAATAGGTAGTGTATATGGAATTAAAGTATTGCCAATAATATTAGAAACAACCCTATCCTGTCCACTTCCTTGTGCATCTTTTGTAATATTTAAAGCATCAATGTAATCTCCATTATCTATTCGATAATCAGCTACATCTAAGTTTAATTTACCATTAAAGGGATTATTTATTATTGGCATCTTATATGTGTTTCCAGGTTTTTCTTTTAATAATATTTGCTATTGCAGCAGGAAATACATTATACTCCCTTGCTTTTTTAGAATAAAAACCAAATACTCCATCGTATTCATGCCTTATTTTTACAATATCATCATTGGTTAATTTTGAGTTACTAGAATCTTGGCCTTTTTTTATTAAATTATGTTCAACCGCATGATTCATATTTTCTTCTTTATTAACCCATTCTAAATTAGAATAATGATTATTAGATTTATTCCCGTCTTTATGATTAACCTCTTTTTTATTTTCTTTATTATCTACAAATCTTTTTGCAACTTCTCTATGACAAGAAATATTTAATATTTTTTCTTTATTCTTAGGATATAAAGCAATGCTTACATAAAATTCTCTTTTCTTATGAGGCTTATTCCATTTTATCAATTTAGATTTTAAATTTACAACTTTATTGTTTCTAATAAATTGTCTATCTATGCTTCTTAAATTTCCATAATTTGAAATTTCATAATTATCATCTATTTTATCCCAAATTTCCATATTAGATATTTTTATTATGCCTTCACTGTCATTCTCTGGGCCTCTAAATTTTGTTCGTATGCTTGCATCAAATACAAAGGTTTGAATTGAGCATTTGCTAATCTTCTTTGATTGTAGAAATTTCTTTCTCTTTCTCTTTTATCTCCTAAATTACCTTTTCTTGTACTTGGTAAAGTAGCAATATCTCTCCATGATAACCAGGCAATAAGCGTTTCTCTAAATTGAATAGGAATCATATATTTTTCCTCTGGATTAGCAGAAGCTAAATATTCAATCATTATATAGTCGTAATAGAAATTTTGATTTAATAGAATTACTCCATTTGAATCATCTATATTAAATGATCCGACATTAGGTGAACCACTTGGGATACCATAAATATTAGTAAATCCATATCCATCCCAATAATTATAAAATAATGGAGAATTTTGTTGATACCAAGTAGCCAAAGTATTATCTTCAGTCATGGCAGCTCTATTAGGCAATTGGTCTGCAAAGAATGTAAGCTTGTTGTTAAACTTTAATGGAATAATTTCTCCTTTTGAATTTAGCACACCTATTTTAGTGTAACTGATATAATCATTTGGAAGTTGTGCCGTATAATTAGTTGTATCAATTGGTATTTTTACAGACCTAATTTTATAAAAAAAATCTAGCCCTAATTTCTCCATGCCTCTATACGCTATATTATATAGTTTGGCATATTTGCTTACTGATTGTTCACTTTCATCAATGTAATCATTAATGACTGAATCTAGGGTTATGTAATTTCTTGCTTGAGATGCCATTTTTAATTATTTGAAACATAAGATAATATGTCTGCCTGACGAATTAAATAATGAGGTTCGTTATCTACTATAAATAAATCACCTGCTCCTTTTATATGAAACACAATATCGCCTTTTTTTGCTTCCATTTTAATTTTACTTGTTCCGTTACCTGTTTCTACTACTTCTGCTTTTGAACTTCTTTCTCTTGCAGTTTCAGGAATATATAATCCTCCTTCTGTAATTTCAGGAGAAGGACATGGTTTAACTAAAACTAAATCTCTAAGTGGTTTCATATATGTTAATTATTATTATCAACTCCGTCATTACTACCATCTATTGGTCTTGACCTTTCAAATGCAAGTTGCGCTTTAATATATTCGACTATCATTGGAATATAATCATCCGGAATAATCAATGTTGATTGTAAATCATTTGAATCTCCACCGCTTACCATTCTCAATGTTGCTTTATATGAAGTTAATGGAATTGTACTTTTTGCATAAATACTTTTTCCCTCAATCCAATAAAGAATTTTATTTTGAATAGGTCGTAAATTGTCTATATAAGAAACTTGATTTATGCTTAATGGAATAGCTGTTTGAGATGTTTTTTTATCCCCAACAAACTGCAACGTAGAAACACCTTCATTTGTACCTAAAGCAATTGGAATTTGTGGCAAAGCAATACTATATGTTACATTATCCACAGCTTCTGCTGCTATTGTCAAATTTTTAAATGTAGTATAGAATGAGTTATTAACATAAGCCACTCCATCCATTTGAATACTATCTGTATAATTCTTTTTAGCAGCAACACCAATGCCATCATTTAGCCATTGGTTAACTTGATTAAAAGTTATACTAGAATCATCGGTAGGTTGACCATTATAAATCTGCCTTAAAATCCTTTCTATAAATACATATCTAGTCATTATTGGCCTGTTTGTGTTATTTGATTAGCGTATTGTTCTACTTGTGCTATTTGTAAATTAACTCCAACTAGTTTTAATATTCTAGCTATAATTTCTAACTTATCAACATCATACCAAAGTGGTTGAATACTAGCTCCAGAATTATATACAGGTCTGCCATTTACATCTAAAGTATAGGCCCATAAAATAGCAGGTGTTATAATTATATAATCTAATGTTGCACTTCCAAGATTAACTGGATAAAATTGAAATCCTCCATTTGGATAGGTTGAAGTTACACTAGCTAATAAATAAATTGGATTTGTTGCTACAGGATCAATTCCACTTTTTAAATAAGAATAAAGACTATCCTGTTGCACAAATCTAACTCTATCATTTGCGCTCGTCCTTATAGCATCTGTTTGCAAATAATTGGCAGGATAATTGCTATGCCCTGCGCCATCTACAGTTAATGTAGATTGTTTAATAAATGGAGTTAATCTTTGTCTTGTATCGCTATTTTGACTATAATTCACTCTTGCTTGAGGTCGGCCATATTGATATTGTTGGAATTCTCCTAAAAGATAATCCATATAACTTATTTGCGCCTGATTAGCTAATAAATTAAATTCATCTGGAGTAAAATAGCCATTTTGATTTTTATTTATGGCATACTGACATATTTTATACATATCATTTATATCCATTTTTCATCTTATTTTTAAGTTTAGACAACCTCATTTTTTCCTTTGTTTCTTCAGAAACTTTCCATCCACTTCCACGAGTTGATTTCATTTTCAAACCATCAACTTTGTAATATGCGGTTCCATCAGAATTATATTTTATTTTAAATTTAGATAAATTTTCATTTAAAATTATTAATTCTTTTTCAGAATATTTTTCAAATCTAAAAATAAAACCTTTTGTTTGCTTTATTTTTCCTATGCAGCATAGGCTTATTGCAGATGAAGTCATTCCTATTGAAACAGCAGCATCTGTCATTGAATCATAATTAGAAATTAAATTTCCAACTAAATCGTATTTTAATACTTTTTTTGAATTCAATGATTTTTTACCAAATCTATGATTACCAATTCCGGATATTTTTTTCTTAAAATCAAGTTTCTGCTCAATAGTAAAACCTTCTTTTGAATTTCCATTTCCACCTAATGCTATATTATAATTATTTGTTTTTTTAACCCAATTAGTATCAACTAAATACCTCTCTTCCACTAAAGCTTCTTGGTATGTATCAAAAAAACACAATATATACTTTGTAAAATCATTAAATCCATATTTTTTTACAGCATGATGAAATGCATTGTTTTTATTTACAGTTGACGGTCTATTGTATATAATACCATTGCCAATATACTTATCATTTATATTTTTTGTCTTATGGACACCAATATAGCTTTTACCGCTAGAATTACAAATAGTTTGATATGTATATATAAATTGCTCCATTTTAGTTCCTCAAATATACGAAAAACAAAAACAAAAAAGCTCCGTAATTTTTAGGTACAGAGCTTCTTTTTTTTTAAGGGGGAAGAATTAGTAATTAAGCTTCTTTAATTGCTCTAAAAATGCTTTACATTCATCTTGAGGAAACATAGCATATTCAACTAAATAACTTGCAGCGTCTTTATCTGAAGGTATTTTACAAATAAATCCTCCATCGCCAGCCCAATAAGCAGAACCTTTTCTTACAGAAACATCAATCTTATTGTCTAAAAGAGCTTTTTTAATGGTAAACGCTATTTCCACTTCTTTGCTGCCAGCACTTAGCATAAACTTATTTGGCTGTGCTTCTGCATAAAGTTCATAGTCATTTCTCAATGCATCCATTGATTTAGGCATACCTAATTCATCATTAAATAAAATTCCCAAGTAGTTACAGTGCTTACGCATATTTTCATCACTAGCCATTGAAGCGAATTTAATAGCTTCAATTTTAGCAACCCTTTTAGAGCGTTCCACTTCCGCTTGTCTTTCTGGATTCCATTGGAAGAAGGTTATTTTTCTTGTACCTTTTTTGTTTGGATTATCCACATTAGCATTACATACTGATAAAAACTCAAGAGCTGTACTATCGTAATCGGGTATTCTTAAAACCCTTGCGTCAAATATTAAACTCCTTCTGTTTCTTTCAACAAAAGTTTTTTCAAGCCCTTTTTGATCTTCTACCCAAATACTAGGATAACCTGTCAAAAGCCTGACACGCTCCATCCTTTTTCTTTCAGGATGCAAAACATCGTCAATACCTTCCATGTGGTATTTACCATTCTTTTTTGTATCTGTTAATTTGTAAATCTTAAATGTAGAACTAGTTGATGGTGCTTCTGACATTGCTGTCATAGACTCATCTTCTTGTCTTATCCTTCTTATTGCTTCTCCTTGATTTGCGTAATTTGCATCGGAGATTCCTACTGCCTTTAAACTAGCCATAAATGGTTATTTTTAATGTTTAAAATAGGTAGGGGCAATCAATAAAGTTACCCCTACCCGATTAATGTATCAACAGCGCAAATGCGCAATTAGCTACCTTGAACAATAATGAATTGGTTCGCAGCACAAACACGAGTCGCACGATATGTAATCATTGCGATTTGGTTTGTCATTGTACCATCAGTTGGGTTAGGAGAACCACCACCAAACTGCCATACACGAATACCATTACCAACAGTTCCGCCTTTAGGTGGCTCTTGGTACATAACTGTGATATTCTTATAGGTAGTAGCAGTACGACTATCCTTTGTTTCGCCCATGGGATAGATTAATCCGAAATTACGGAAGTAATCTACATTTGGAGTCAAACCAGTGGTTACCTCTGTATTGAATGCCGCATACTTCTTAACAGATAATAAATATCCATCAATGAAGATTTCTTGGAATCCATAAGCAACAGAAGCCTCTTTTGATTTTTCACCTTGACCATAAACGAAAGCGCCTGCAGGGTAAGCCGCAAAGATACCATCGCTGAAATCTTGTCTTTGGAAAATATCAGTTAACCAAGCAGATTGCTTAGCACAACCGTTAACATCCATAATACGAGTGATTTCATGCAATTTAGCAATATCTAAAGTACCTGGAGTATATCCTACAGTTTCGCCATCAGCAACTACTTTAGGGATAATACCTTCTGTACCTAGAGAATTATTAATTGCAGTATTGTTTTGAACATTACCACGCATTAATTTTGCTTCAACATTATTTTTGAAACGAACAAGAGTTTTGTACATTCCTTTATAAGTGAAGGCACTAACACCATTGGCAGCCATATCAGCAGAAACAGGATACTCATAAAAAGTATCAGCCATTTGAGCTAAATCGGTATTGCTCCAACCATCACGAATTTGAGTAATGTTGTTATCATATCTTTCGTCCAATTGGATCAAAGGATTGATTTGAGTAGAAGCTTCACCAGCATCCGCATCGCCACCAAACAATAAAACCTCACCTGCTAACAAATTAGTAGATCCAGCAGAAGCGAATCTTTGAGATGTTTGCTTAGGAGCAACGGTAAAAGTAAAAGCATACGGAGTAGTGCTATTAATTGACAAGATAACCCCTTCAATGTTTGAAGAAGCAACACGCAAGGTTTCATTAACTCTTAAAGGAGTTTGAGTGCCACTATTATAGTAAGCTTCAGATCCTAAAGTAAGAGTAATAGTTGCGCCAACAGCAGCAGCTACAGTTCCATTGTTAGTAACAGCAGGCATTAATTTACCTCTGTTTTCAAACCAAAAGAAATTTTGGTTTTTTACTTCTTCCATTCCACTATGAGCAGCTAACCACCAAGTGAAATCTTCGTTTCCGTACTTCTCGGTATATTGCTTGTAATACTGAGGTGTCAATAATTGTAGGTCAACCATAAGTTGCCTATTTTGAGTCTGCAACGAGATTGAACCTGGTTGCAAAATGTTGGAGGTAGGTATTCCAGCCATTTTATTTAATTTTTGTTTTAATGCCTTCTCCAGTGGCAATATTTAAGTTACACACTAAATGCCCAAGCTGCTAATCTATCCCTTTCGGCATTAGCATTTGGTGTAGGTGTTCCTTGTGGAGTTGTTTGGTTTAAATTAATATTACCTGTCTTTTTTAAATGAGCCAACAATCTTTGAGATGCAGCTTCATTTGCCACTTTTTGCAAGATTTTATCACGATTCTCTAACAGATATTTATCTGCCATTATTTGCTGAACTTTTGGTTTCCCATCTTCGGTAAACCATCTATCACCAAAATAAGTATCGCTATCGAAATCAGAAAGCGTATTCTTCATTGCCAATCTTTCATCTTCAGCTACATTAAATGAAATCGGTATATCAACTTCCTCGTCTTTAACCGAAACATTAAATCCACTAAAGGATTGAAATTCAGAATCTAGTGTTCTTTCATAGACTGACCTAGCTTGTTGTGCAACCGCAAATTCCTCTCGCGATTGAGCTTCTTGCTGCTCAAGTCCATAAATATCTGGTAACCTTAATTCACTTTTTAATTTTGCCAGTTCTGGTCTAATCACCTTTGCGTCAATAATCATTTTCTTGTCAACATAATCTATTTGAGATTGCCAAGTTTTTAATTTTGTTGCATAATCTTCGTCAGTTTCATCATACCCTTGTTCTGGCTTTAGAGGGGTAAAATAGTTTTCATAAAATAAAAGGTCAACTTCATCAGAAGTTAAATCTTTATATTTATTTTGAATGTTAGTTTTGATAATATCAACTGCAAGACTAGGATTCAGTTCTGCATTAGTTAATTTATCAAGTCTTTTTTGCTGATTTAAAATGTCATAAATTTCATCAGATTTACCTTCTTTAATTGCATCAAATAAGGTTTTGCTAATATCATCTTTGAAACTAAATTCAGGCTCTTTAAAGTCTTTTACTCTTTTAAATTCTTGTTCAGCCTGTTCTACACTATCAAATCCAAATTTTTCTCTTACAAATTGATTTGGATCAAATAATGGTAAAGATTGTTGTTCCTCTTGTCTAGTTTCCTGAACAGGAGGATTAGTAGTTTGCGCTTCTTCGTTAGCAGGGGCTACTTCTGCTGTATTTACTTGCTGCACTTGTGGTGCTTCATCCGAAAAGGGATTGTAGCCTTCTGCCAATTCAATAGAATTTGGCATGTTTTTGTTTTCTTGCATAAATGCTTATTTTGGTTAATCTATAAATATTACACCTGCGCTACTAATAGTAATTTCATATTTAATTCCTGTTCTATCTAATAACTTTATACCATACCAACTTGAGCCATCTCCATAAATTGGTTGAGTTAATCTGTTATCGGTATAAAGTATATTAGCATTAGTTAAAGTTGCAGTTGTAGTATAAACTATTCTTGTTCCTTGATTTACTGCTATATTATTCGCTTCTGCTGCTGTTGGATATGTATTTTTAGATAATACATACGCTATTGAATTTGCCATTTTTTATCTTTTTTAATTTTAATTATTAGGGGGCCGCAGTAGTAGTAGTAGTAGTAGTAGTAGTAGTTGCACTAGCGGCAATTAATTGCAAATACTTTCCTATGATACCAAAACTAACAATACCCGTAGTCGCTAACGAAGATACATCGGTTTTTGTTGTTAAATTAATCCCTAAAACTGTAGTCCAATATTCAGGCACTTCTGGTGCAGGCAATAATTGACCTGTTACAGAGCCATCATCATTGGTTGTTTTAAAAAGTATAGTAGTTCCGGGGTTTACCAATTGGACTACGGCTACATCCCATCCTGATAAATCTTGAAAAAAACTGTTTTCTGAATTGAATTGCGCTGTGCAATCAATAACATTACTAATTTTTGAACTAAATTTAGTCAGTCTAATTAATATTTTAGTTGCATTTGCCATTTTATTTTATTTTAAGCTGTTTGTAATTCTTGTTGTTCTTGCTGTTGTGGTTCTTGTTCTTCTTGTAGCCCCTGTTCTTGACCTTGTTGTTGCTGCTGTTGAGCAGCTTGTTCTTCTTGTTGTTGCTGTTGCTGAATCGCTTGCATCATTTGTTGATTTTGAACCTCTAAAGGAACTTCAATACTTTGCAATAATTCATTAACCAATGGCATTAATTCCTGTGGTAAAGGTATATTAGCTTTTGCTAAATCAAACATACCTTGAATAATTATTTCTCTTTGTTTAGCTTGTGTTTTTTTATCTTCTAGTGCAGCATCTCCTTGCGCTTTAGCTTGCATACTTGCTTGCTGAATCTGTGCGTTTTGCTGACTATTTGTTTGGGCATTTTCTTGCTCTGTTTTTATGTATTTCTTTTGAGCCTGTCTAAAGTAAAGTTCAGCCAATTCAACATTCTCTTTAGCTATTCTCATAACCTTAAACGGATCCATATAAAGAATTAATTGAGGATTAGATGTTATAGCATTGTTCATCATAGCTTCTAATTTTGCCACTTCCAAATCTGAAGGCAACATATTTATTTTTGCTACAAAATTTTTATCCTTTACATCTTCTTCTTTTAGTATTTCTCTATATTTTTTAGCTCCATGAGTAACGCTCTTATTTAATAAGCAAGCAACTTTTTTGCCTGTTTCTTCCATAACATACATATATGCATCATACATATATTCTGTTGCATTATTTCCTAATTGCCTTGAAGCTTCTATATTTTGAGATGTAACTCTTGGTTGAGCAGCAGCCTGCATTAAATTTGGATCTTCTCCTAATTCATCCTTCAACACCTGATAATGGAATTGATATAACTGAATTAATGCATTTAATTGTGGCGCAAAACCTGAATTTGCCAACTCTGTAATTGGAACAGGAATTCTATTTCCTTCGGCATCTCTACCACGATAGTAAAGCTTACCAGTTTGTTCCCAAATCTTTTGAACATCTAATGGCTTTACGGAATCTCCTAGACCTAAATCTAACTCTTGCATAGCATCTACATCAATTGAGGCTCCTGCCGGTACCATTTTAGATACCATTTGCTGAATCTTCAGACGAGCTAGAATCATTTGCTCAATTGGCTCTTCAATCTTTTCAGGGATAGCGACATTTCGCATATCATAATTCTGATACATATAAAAGCTATATGAGAATTCCACATTACCAATTTCTTTTGGATCTTGTGGTCTAATCATATTCTTTTTGATACCCCATTCAAGCATTGTCTTTGTAACAGGACAATAGACACCTTTATATATATTCCATTTTTTCTCTTCAAGGTACTGTTGGTTATCGTCTAACTTTTCAGGTTTACCTCTTTTGATAATAGTGCTTCCGTTCTTTTTTGTTTTTGTAACAGTATAGCCATCTGAATCTAATGTTCTTATTTCAAAGTTCATTAAATCAATATTCCATTCATCATAAGGTCGCAAATACGCAACATTCCAGTCTTGCATCCACTTTATCTTATCTGTTAATTGGTATTCTTTACAAGATTGAGCAAGTCTAAATATATCTTCTTCTGTTAATTTTCCACCAGCAGCAATGCTAAATCTAGCTCTCAATTCGCTTATTTTCATCGATAAGATATGACCTCTATAAGTAGTATCTCTAAAATCAGGAAAATCAGAATAAGAATAAATTGCATTTTCAGGGCGAATCCAATTAACATGAATTTCACCTTCTTCGTCCATCCAGGTATATGTACAAACTAATCCAACTTCTGCTGAATCGTGTAGAATTCTTTCTTTCAAAACATCATTCCAACCATTTGCCTCAAAAACATTATTACAGCCCATGCTGTACTTTATTTCTTCAGGCAGATGATTAAATTCTGTTGTCCATCTATCTAAATCATCTTTATCTTCAGCGATAAATTGGTCTTTAGGTATAATCTGAACACCTGACTCTTGTTGTAATTGAGCTAAAACTTCTTTGTTTTGATAGACAAATTCTGCTTCATCTGCCGCATCTTTTTTCATTTGTACAGAAGCAGAATCAACAGCAGTAACAGATATTTTTTCTCTTCTTGACATCCAAGAACTTACTATTCTAGCAACAATAGTGTTGCCAATAATAATTGATTTCCAATTAATATTAACATAGTTATTTTTGCCATTCATTTCTAATCTGTCAAGGAAAACACTCATATCAATTTTTCCATTAGCAATCTGTCTGTTTTTTCTAAAACGATTATTTCTAATCCAGAAATAAGACTGATTACCATAAATGGTTGAATAAATATTTTGTGCAACTCTCATTCCATATATAAAATCTGACTTAGATGCAATGTCAGTAGTAATTTGAAAGTCTTTCATTGACTGACCACTACTATTCCCTGCGCTTATGTATAATGGGCTATCGGACAATTTTGCTCAATTTTATTGTGTCAAATATAATAAATATCCTACAAATTTGTCAAAATATTTAATTAAGTTAAATTTGGAACATAACTTCTTACTAATGGTTCTATTTTTTTCTTTACAGGAGTTGTTTCCATTAATAGAATTATTAACATTAAAAATGATACAGTTATATCATATTCATTTCTATCATTAGGATCAAACTTCTTTGCATCTTCCAATAGATTCTCAAAGTCTATTGAGCTACAATGGTATTCAAAATACATTATCCCTGCATCTGTTTGTTTATTTAAACTAAACGGAGTTGTTGGGAAACCCTTATGCCTTTCTGTTGTTTCAAACTTGGCAGGATCTATAACTGATTTTGGATAAACACCTAAATATAAAAGCCTTCCTCTTTCTCTAAAATAAGCTAAATAATCATCACTATTATGCTCGAAAGTTGCTTGATAGCCATAAAACTCTGCCGCTAACATCACTTGCTCATGTAATGTTTCTTTGATTTGCGGCCTGCCATATAAATGACCTATTGGCTTTCCTGTATTTTCAGGATTTAATATATTATATCTTCTACCTATCCAAGCAGATGCCTTTGAGCCAAATTTACCTCCTTGACTATTACTATATCCATCAATGGCAATTGCTCCATCTTCTACCCTTCCTGGCTTTTTGTGTTTTTGCTCATAAGTAAATTTATTTTCTTGCCCTTTGGGTGGTAATTGTGTAATAACCCAATGAAAATCTTGCTCTTTGTCTGTCGATTCTCTCCATCTTACAGTTTGGTCAATATCTCTATAAAACCATAAATGTCTTTTGACAACAGGATTTTCCTTTAAATAAGCTTCTCTTTCTCCTATATTTATTGCATTAAATATACACTTATCCGAATCCGTACTAAAGGCTTCGTCAATAGTTAATGGCTCTTTTCTTATACGAGCTGATAATGCTCTTGTATTATTTTTAACTGTTTCCCTATCTGCTAATATTTGGTCTAAAGTCTTATTTTCATCCGGAAACCCAAAATCATCAAAGTTCCTAGTTCTTTTGGCCGACATAAAGAATCTATATAAACCACTTGATGTAGTTCCATTCTCTTGTCTTTTATCTTGATTGCTTTCTTCCCACAATAGTTTAAATGCATCTTGTACACCATCTTTTTCAGTAGTAAGCTTCTCAACAGTAGTTGTATATAATGCCTTGCCAATAATTTGACCTTCATCATCTAATAAGCAATAACGAACAACCTCGTGTCTATCATATACGTTTACTTCGGTTGTTTTTCCACACTCGTCTGCTATATATCTATGTAGTTTTTGTCCATCATAGGCTACTGTATCGGCTGATTGATAGTCAATTACGGAACCAAGTTCGTCTTTATCAATATTTTCTTCTGCCTTTTTACCCCTTACGTTTGTTTTTTGGAAACGCATCTCCGACTTAGGATTTACCCCTAAAGACATATCATATTCAGGTCTAAAAAACTTTGGAAGCCTTCTGAATGGATTGACAATTGTTTTGGCGAAGAACTTTTTAGCATCAGAACCTGTCTTAGACTGAATACCACCATTAGTCATTTTAGTTCTAGTAGTATATTCAGTTACAAATAACCCTGCAACAAACGACTTGCCAAACCTTCTCTTTGTAACCTCTAACATACCCATACAAAGTGGATCCTGTATGCAATAGTCCATAAAATAGAATTTCTCAAGGTCTGGAATCCTAAATTTTGGATAACCAATATCTATTGACCACCATTGTAAATACAAATAATGCATGCCTGTTAAAAAAGTTGGAACATCATTATTCATATACCAAAAACCATTTAACCTTCTATCCCACTCTTGCTTTTTGTATTCTTCTAATCTTTCATCGTAAAACTCTGGCTCTTCTTCTTTCTTTTTCTTGTCATATTCTTCCCACTTTTTCATAGTATCTGCATACCAGGATGGATGCGGAACTCTTTTCCAATACTGCTCTTCTTTTAATTTAGAACGCTCATATACACCCCTAAACTCTACTTGTTTAGTTAATATATTATAAACACACCCTTCTTGCGGAAGATTACAATCTAACCCTTGTACGTTTATTATTGTGCCATTCTCAAGCTTTTCGTACATAATTATATTCTTTTACCTGCTAATTCACCAACTGCATCAGCAACACTTTCGGGAGAAAATGGCCTATTTATTACTTTTTCTTTAACAACTGTTTTACTATCTGTGGTATCTTCTTTAATTCCTGCTAATGTTTCAAGTGATTTTATAGAACTAGAAATAGTTCCTGCATCTACCCAAATCTTTTGCAGCCTTTCAAATGTTTTATTCTTTGGATCATCAATATCTACATCAGTAAGTTTTGTCTTATTTAATAGGTCGGCCATTTCATTAGCTTTTCTTTGCAGGCTATAATATAATTTACCTACCCCATCTTGCTCGTAATAATCTAGTTTATTAGTTAAGTATAAATTAGACTTTTCTAAATCTTTAACCCTTAATTCTAACTCTTCTATTGACATACCTCACTTGTTAATGTTACTAATTTAGTTGCATCTGAAACTGTATATCCAACAAAAAGCTCACCACTTTCAACCATATCCGTTAAATGATGCTCAATTGCTATAATTTCATTCCTATCACTTCCATCTTCAAAATATCTTACCCTTATCATGTTTTCTTCTTTGCCATCATTTCCTTGATATATGATTTGATAGTCAGATGCCTTTAATGTAGAAACTACATTTCCTTTCAAATCTCCACTTGTTATATATAACTTATCACTAATTAAAGTTGGAGAAATGTTTTCTAAAAAACCTGTATATGGTTTAAAAATACGAAGAGCAGTAACAAAGTTGTTTAATGCTTTCCATTCGCCATTACCCTCTCTCCACAAAAAACATTCTACTTCTGGAATTGAATAATATTTAAATTCAGATGATGCTTCTTCAGAAAAAGACTTATAATCAAATATTCTATATGTATCGTGAGTTGAGTTGTGGTGGATTAAAACCTCTGCTCCTTCTGGCATGCCACCGCCATCAACAACAATTGCATTCACTGGCTTTACATAACGCATATTGAAGTTATCATAAACCCTTTCTAGCCTTATTTTGGTTCCGTCTTGGAAGGTATGGCTGTTTTTACTTTCAATATCTACTTTAATTATTACTTTGTTAGAAGGTGCAATTAATTTCATATAGTCAAAATTAAATTAATTTTTTTAATATAACAATAATTTTAGAGATACATTTTTATTGATTATATTTGATATGCCAAACAAATATTAAATAACAATTAAAATCAAAAAAATGGCACAAATTTTTTCAGTAACGGTTTTACAAAGAAACCAATACACAACAGCAACATCAGGTGGTGTAGTATCTGCTATCCCATCTCAAGGAATCGTAGTTGTTCCATACACAGGTACAAATCCTGTTAATGGAGCTACAGCTAATTCTGTAATTACTCTTCCTCCAACTGGTTTGAACCAAAGAAGTGTACAATTAATTGTTACTTCTACAGTAGCACAAGTTGTCACAGCAGCAAATGCTTAAATAAAAGGCCCCTGTTTTAAATAGGGGCTTTTTTTATCTTCCTTGACCAATATACTTCTTTGGTCTTGGCGAATGCTTGTTATAAGATTTTTTTGCCCTTCCAATTGTTTTTTTACCAAAAGTAACTTTGTTTGAATTAAGTAGTTTTGCCATTTTGCTTATTTTTTAATGCATTTATATCTAATAATCCGCCATCCATTTTATTTGGGTAAACGAGTATGTCGTTGTCATAAAAGTTCCTGACCATGCCACTGTCGTATAATATGACTTTCCAAACAGTGTTGACTTGGCTTCCGTAATCAATCCACGCAATTGCTTTTCCATATCCTAAAGGGGTTTCTACATTTATTGGGTTAATTAATTCGTGAATATACATTAGAATGGAGTTTCTTCAGTTTCGCTTTTATTTGTTCCGCTTGATAAAAGTTGCAATATACTAATTCTTGCGTGTAATTGTGGTAACGTAGCGTTTGATGTATTTACATAAGTCTTTGCTTCTGGCTTTCCTTCAAGATAAACTAAAGTTCCTTTTTTAAGAAATGGTAATAAGTTTAATCTTTCAGTCCAATAAGCACAAGAAATCCATGTAGTCTTATCCACTTCGGCGCCTTGTTGATTTTTAAATTTTTCACTGTGAGCAACAGAAAAGTTAATTACATTTTTACCATTTACGTTGTTAGAGGTAGCATCTTGACCTAATCTAGCAATTGTTTGAATTTTCAGCATTTGTTTTGTTTTATAATTAAAAAATATTTTCTTCACCATTTTCATCTTTAAAAGGAACCCATCCTTCGTCAAGAATTTGTTGTGTTGGGGCTTTTTGTTTAAAATCTATATTTTGGTCATTAAGACATTTTTGCAATGGATCTAAGCCGTTAATAAAAAATCTTCTGGTCCTAAATAGCATTTCAAATATTATAAAACCTTTTTTACCAACCACTTTTTGCCTTCTAATTTTTTTACTATGGAATTCACAAGTAGGATTTTGTGGATCTGTTTGAGCAAATGGCCTATGATAAACTAGAATATTATCCATTTTATTTGACCACATTGCACCATCGCTTAAATCAAATACATCTGGACAAGGATAATTTCCATCAGCCCCTTTTTGCATTTTTACCGGATGCGCTACTATCCAAAAATAAACATTATTTATCTGCGCAAACCTTGAAAACAAAGTTAATACCCACTCTAAATATTTATCTCTACCTGCAAAGTTTTGATAATTGTTTGTCATTTGGTTAAAAGGATCAATATCTACTCCATCTACATTCTCTTTAATTATCAATTCTAAAAAAACCTCCATAACATATTGCGGAGTAGGGGAAACATCCTTTGGATAAACATAAAATACATGCTTACAAACTAAATCATAAACTGATTCATATACTTGTCTTGATGGCCTATTTGGGTTAGATGGACTACAATCGCAACCAAGTATAATTTCAACGTAATCGTGGTAATATTCTTCAGGAGGATTATCTTCAGGAGCAAATGAAGCAAATTTTTCACCATATAAAAGAATTCGCATTGCTTGGTACCATTTCTTGAAAGATGATTTACCATAGTTTCCTATCCCTGTAAGAACTGTAATCTCACCTCTTTTTGGCTTAAATTTATCATCTAAATCAGGCACTCCAATACCATCTACCTGCGCATAACCACTATCATAAATACTTAATGCTTGTTCTTTTACATCAATTCCATAAATAACATCTTTTAACTTAATTCCTTCATCAAAAATAGCTTTATCTACCTGTAATTCTTGCCTTGTAACCTTATCAATTAACATCTCTTTATCGAAGGATGCGCTACTAAATCTTGATGCATTTATTCGGTACGCGGATTTTACCGCGCGGTCCGCCTCGTTTTTTGTGAACTCTGAATTTGATATAAACTCATTGCTAATCATTGCGTTAGCAGAAAATTCATTAATACCAAACCTACAGCAAGCGGATGCTAACTTAAAAATGAAATTATTTCTTTCACCGGTTACAAAGGCTTCATTTTTATTCGATAACCAGGTTAAAATATTCTTAAATATCTTTTGTTCATCATCAGTTCTTTCATAAGTTACAATTTTTTCAGTTTTTTTAACTTTCTTAAATACTTCAGCCTTTGTATTTACATAAATTTCAGTATCGTAACTCTCGTAACAAACCCTACTAGGATTAATTCCACTTCTATCAATTTCGGGAAACACTTCTTGTAATGCTTGAAAATGTTCTCTATGTTTTGAACCATCAGCAATTTTAATAAGTGCTTTTAACCCTTTACCAGAAGGACTTATCCAACAAGCATAAACAATCTTATTAGAAATTATCTCTGTTTGCTTTTCCCTTAATTCAGATACATCATCAAAATCTAAAACAATGAATCCACTATGTAAAATCAATTGTTCATCTTTTCTATCTGAACCAAATTGACCACTAAAGCATACTGAAGGCAGATTGGCTTTAATCTTATTAGCTTTTTCCTTGTCTAGTGTATTTCTTATTTCAGAAACTATTTCTTTACTCTTTCCAGTTTGAATTCTATTCAAGGCTTCCTCTACTGTTATGTAATGCGGCTCCTTTGAAAAGATATTCTTAAAAATTGTTATCATTGTGGTTGCGGTTTAAATGCCTTTCTAGCGATTTCAACTTGATTTTGATATGTATTGCCATTTTGAGAAGAAAGTGTCTTATTTTGGCTTATTTTAAGCTCAAATAGCCCTTTCCATCCGTTTGCCATTGATTGTTTGATTATTTCAATAGCATTTTCACAACTATTATTTGATAATCTAACTAAATCATCAAACGCAATTTGCTCGCTTTGTGTTGTTTTGTATTTAAACTTGAATTGGTTTTCCTTATAGTCTTTCCATAAATTCCAATATTCAATTAGCTCAATACCCAATGATTTTATTTCAATTTTTTCAATTTCACCTTTATCTTTAACCTTATCCTTATCCATATCCATATCCTTAACCATATCCATAGCACCTTTCAAGGGGCTTATAAGCACCTTATTCTTATTTATTAGTTTATATTTTTCAAGCAATAAGATTACACTATTATGCGCTCTATTGTCTGAATTTAACCCTGACGGATATTGAAATTCTATAAAAGCAGGAATAAACCATTTATTACCCCCATCAAAAACAACTATCTTATCGCCAAAAGCGTTTATAGCATTTTTTAAATCTATTTTTTCACCAATTCTTATTTGTGCAACATCTAAATCTACTTGCCAAATACCAGCATGATCACAATCATCACAAATATACAACCAAAGGAGCTTGTATGCACCTTGTAAGCTCCTTATGAAAGGCTTTTTCCACTTTTCAGTATCAGTGAATCTTTTAGACATTTGTATTGAAATTAATCGTTAATAAAATCAGTTTCCATAGTTTCATTTATCTTGTTTAAATGATCGTCTGTTAAAACCATTATTCTATGAATTAGTATAGAATAAAGGCTGCCATAAGGAATATCTGTTTTTCTTGCAAGCCAAGCCATATTTCTTTCCTCTTTTTCAAGGTGTAAAAGGATTTTATCTTTTACGTTTAATTTTTCTTTTTCCATTATTTAATTTTTATTCATAGCAAAGTAATAGTTAATCTTTTATATTTCAAAATATATTTTTTAAATATTTTATTTTTTTATTTAATTTTGAATTACTATCTTTGACAAATGAAACATGGTAGTTTATTTAGCGGAATAGGTGGATTTGATTTAGCAGCAGAATGGATGGGATGGGAAAACATCTTTCATTGTGAATGGAATCCATTTGGTCAAAAAGTATTAAAACATCACTTTCCTAATTCAATCAGTTATAATGATATTACTAAAACAGACTTTACTATTCACCGAAGAACAATCGATATTCTTACAGGCGGATTCCCTTGTCAACCCTACTCAACTGCGGGAAAGCGAAAAGGTAAAAAAGATGAGCGCCATTTGTGGCCAGAAATGTTGCGAGCAATTAGAGAAATTCAGCCACGTTTCGTTGTGGGTGAAAACGTTCTCGGCCTTGTTAATTGGGGGGGGGGATTGGTATTCCACGAAGTGCAAACTGACTTGGAAACTGCGGGGTACGAAGTATGGCCGTATGTACTGCCATCTTGTGGCGTTAACGCACCGCACAGAAGAGATAGGGTTTGGTTTGTTGCCTACCGTAGCAATGGATTCAACGGGAGCAACGGCAAATATGAAGTCAACGCAAGTGAAAGAAGGATCAATGCACTCGGTGACATTGAGCAGATGGGCGAATATGCTACCGACACCAAGAACATCGGACGAAAGAATGCACTGGAGAACGGAAAATTGGAAGGGGGACGATTTAGGTTCGGAGATAAACCACCTACTTGGGACTCGTTCCCATCTCAATCCCCTATTTGTGGGGGAGATGATGGGCTTCCCAAAGAACTGGACAACATTACCTTTTCAAAATGGCGAAATGAATCAATAAAAGCATATGGTAATGCTATTGTTCCACAAGTGGCTTATCAAATATTCAAAGCAATAGAGGAATATGGAAAACAGAGAAATGGTTTATGAGATGGCGAAGAAGTTAGATATGGTAATAGAAGTGTGGAGAAATGATATTTATATTGGAAAATTCAAATTTATTAATGGCGAATTACATAAACTAACTGAAGAATGAGAAATAGTACCATTATTGTCAAGAAAAAACGATGCGTAAATTGTGGTAATATTGATTACCATTTTTCAAAAAAGATGTGTAAACAATGTGCAACTGTATTTAGTACACACAAAAGAATGGAAGAATTTGAAGATGATGTAGAAAGTTTTCAAAATTTAGTTAGCGATTTAGACCATGTTTTTAGTCAATATATCAGATGTAAATATGCGGATAAAGAAGGTGTGGTAGAATGTTATACATCAGGTAAGAAACTAAAATGGACCGAAATACAATGCGGTCATTTTATACCAAGAGCGAATTTAGGAACCAGGTGGTTAGAAACCAATTGCAGGCCGCAAAGTATGGATGATAACTACTTTAAAATGGGTAACCTTGACGTATTTGAAGAGAAATTACACGAAGAAAACAATGCAGTTGTTGAATATTTAAAAGAATTAGCCAGGCAAATTAATAAACCTACAAAAGACGAGCTTAAATCTTTGATTATTGAATATAGATCAAAGCTAAACTTAGTAAAAAAGAAATTTATTTTACAAAAGTAATCGTCTTTGTAGTTTTTTTAATTAAATTTATTTTTTTAATTAAATTAATTAATTATCTTTGGTTAAATAAAAAATAAAAACATGGCAAGACAATCATCTCCCGATTCAGTATCATCAAGAGTTGCTGAAATCGAAGTAAACCAAACGCTAACTTTTGATAATCCATATACTTCAGTAATGGTTATGGTTTCTTTGTTAAAAAAGAAAAAAGATCATGCTGAAAAGATTTTTAAAATAAAATATGTTGATGGAAAAACATTTGTTAGCAGAATAAAATAACACTATGCACATAGAAAAAGTTAATTACCAAAAGACTTATAATCTAGGAAACTATACTTCAGAAAAGATAGGAGTTGAATTAGTTCTTCATCAAGGAGAATCAGCAGATAAAGCTTTAGATATTGCCAAAGAATTAGTAGAAGAGTATCATAAAAGGCATTTGGTTACCATTAATCCTGATTATGAACATTTAGTAGAATATCCAGTTTCTAATGTTATTAAAACACAATCCCCACAAACACTTGCGGAAAAAACAAAGCAGTTTATAGACGAGTGTAAGACAATAGAAGATTTAAAAGCGTGGGAATTAATGTCTAAAAGTAGTGCTGATTTAAAAGAATATTACAATAGTAAATTGCTAAAACTTAAAAATAAATAAGATGATTAACTTTTCTGAAACTCTAATAAGAGCTAGTTCCGTAGGTTATTTAATGACAGATCCACAATCAAAGGCCGATAAAGACGCTGGCAAATTATCTAGGACAACGCAAAGGTATCTTTTAGATGTTTATATATCAGAAAGATATGGCCGTAAAAGAGATATACAGACAAAACAAATGAAGAAAGGAATAGATGCTGAACAAGACTCAATTGAATTGTTATCTAAGTATCTTAATAGGGATTTTCAGAAAAATGAAGAAAGGTTTTCTAATGATTATATTACCGGGCATCCAGATATTATTGAAACCACTTCAGACGGAGTTGCTATCATAGATATTAAGTCTAGTTATGATTTGTGGACGTTTCTAGCCAATATGCCTGATAAGTTGGATAGTTTATACTATTGGCAAATGCAGTCCTATATGTGGCTTACAGGAGCAAAGAAAGCTACTATTGCTTATTGCTTAGTTAGTACACCTGATAGTATTGTAGAACAAGAAAAATATTACCTTCTTAAAAAAATGGACGTAATATCAGAAGATAGTCCAGAGTTTTTAAAAGCGGCAATAAACATAGAGTTTAATATGAAGTTTGACGATATAGATATTTCTGAAAGAGTTTTAATGTTTCATATTTTAAGAAATGAAGATGATATATTAAGAATTCAACAAAAAGTATTGGCGGCAAGAGATTATTTGCAAGAAATAGAATTAACACATTTAAACTTTAATAATGGTTAAGGGAGCAAATATTATTAGTGCTATTCAGAATTTAAAAATGGCTCAAGAGCAGTTCCAGGATTTTATTAGAGAATTTCCTGAATCTCAAGGATCTAAATTATTTAACGGATATAGTAAAAAAATAGATTGGATTTTTACTGACATATCCACCCATCCGTTTCTTACGCAAGAGGTTAGAGATGGCATTAAAATAGAAATTAAAAGCGATGTTTTTGCTGTTCCTGCTATCCTTGAAAAAATTGCATTATTAAAGCCAGAGCAAAGGGAAATGATAGAACTAACAATGGATGCAATGTTAAATGGCGAAGAGGTTAAAATAGTTGATATTAGTGAAATTAAAAATTAAAAATTATGGCAAAAGATTTTGAAGGATGTGATTTTTGTATGCAATTTGACAATGATGATGTTCATGTAATTGCAGCAACGGATAACCCAGAAGGTTTTATGGAAATTAAAGTAACACCAATTATGGATGGCGGAGTTACGTTTCAATGCCCAACAACAGGCAAGAAAGTTAGAATATTTGCTAGACCAATATCAGATGCAGGCAGATTAATCTTAAATTCAGAAACAAATGAACAACCAATTTAAAGGTAGTAATTACATTGAGGAGAGAGATCACAACAGGTTATCAGACCAAAAAACAAAGATATTTAATTTAATGGAAGATGGAGTTTTTAGGACTCTTGACCAAATATCTAGTCAAATAAAAGAACCGCCTGCGTCTATTTCTGCTCAACTTAGACATCTTAGAAAGCCATCATTTGGATCACATACTGTAAACAAAAAGTATATGGGAGATGGATTATTTTCTTATCAATTAATTATAAACAAAAAATTATGAAAAAAATTATTTTTATTTTTGCTCTATTGCTTTCATTAGCAGCACATTCCCAAGAGTTTAATTCCAACAAAACTTACACAGGTAAATGGAATAATCAAACAAATGATTGGGATTTTTCAGAATCCAAAGAAATAAATTCTATTATTTCTATAAAAGATTCTGATGTTTATATTAATGATGTAAAAAAACTTACATTAACATCTCCAATGGTAAAATGCCCATCTAATAATTACAAAGGCACTATATGTGAATTTTCTGATGAATTAGGGCAAGAAGGTTTTGTTATTATTGCTGAATATATTTCAGGGAAAAAAACTATTACATTTTATTACGAGGGCAAATTATATGCCTATTATATTCAATCAAAATGAAATTAATTAACAAAACATTATGACTTACTTTTTGTTGTTGTAAGACTCGCTTTTTGCTTGTTTTTCAGCAGCATTAAGTATATCATATTTCTTTTGTTCTTCTTCTGTCCTTTTAACTCTTGCTTCTAATACTCCTGCAGCATACGGTTTACGAGATGCTTCAGCACGTTTTGCATAAAGATAATCTGTTCCTCCCTCTGAATCTTTTGGAAGATTTTTTTCTTCTGAATTAATATAATCAGTAAGACCTCTTGTTTCATACCTAGCTTGCTGTTTCTTTTGCTCAAAAGTTTCTACTTTTCCCTTAACAGGTTTTGGTAATAAATTTCCATTACGGTCTTTCCATACAGTTTCACCATTAGCACCTCTAGATATACCCTTATTACTTATATTAGGATGTGCATCATTCAGTTCTTGAATTTCTTCATTTGTTATTTTTGCTTTTGATTTATCAGGTTCGGGGCCACTTGTTTTAGTAGGTACAGTAACTGATGATTTAGACATTGATTTTAATGATACTGACATAATTTATTTTTTTTTAATATGTTAAGATTTTTTATGTGCATTTGCAAAGTTACGAGCAGCTTCAACACTTCTGAATCCCCAAGCTTTTAAAGCTAATGCTTTTCTAGTCGGCTCGCCATTAGGTTTCTTCATAGAACCCATCATACCTGCAAATCTAGCCGCAAAAGAAACTCTACGAGGATTGACTCCGTTTTTAACAGGAGCCTTTAAATGACCACCATGAGCCTGATTATATGAATCACGACCTTTTTGGTTTAAGCCACCTGAAGGATTTTTTCCTTCTTTTCTTTCCCAAGCTTCTGACATGATTTACATTTTTTCTTGTGCTTTAATTTTCTTTTCTTGTTTCAGCATTTCAGGAGTTGGTTTTTTACCACTTCCTTTGTTGGCACGAATATTATCCCATAATCCACGAGGAGAAGTCGAGCCATCTGCCCTTTTCATCATTTTTAATTTACTTTTCATTGCGCTAATTTACGAAAATTTTGATTATCCATACATTTTATACAAATACCTTCTGTTAATAATAAATTATGTATCGTACAAATCTCTTTCATTATTTAGGAATTACAGTTCCAACAGGATAAGGAGCGCCAATAGGTGCTTGCGTTACAGATGTTTGTCCTGCACGAACTCTTTTTGATCTACGCATTGGAAATGCAGCTTCGTTAATTGGACCGGTACATCTTGCTAAAGTTACACCATTAACTTTCTTTGGTAATACTTTGCAGGGCATACACCACATATTACTCATTCCACCGCCTGGTTGTTTTGTAACCACCAAAGTACGATTAACCGTAGGTAGCTTTTCCCACGTTGGAGCCTGCGGAACACTATCGTAATAAGCAAAATATGACCAAACAGTTTTGTCTGTGCTATCAGGAGTTACAAAAGGATGATCAATTAATATTCCATTGACAACTGCAAAACCTTCCATTACAGGGCAAATTGCGCTTCCTTCTAAAAACTTTTTACCCTGAACCACAACCGTTCCCCCTGTCAAGGTAGTTCCAGATGCGCCACAAAAAGCAAATTTGCCATAAAATACTTTTAAAGCCCTTTCTTGTGCAACGATATTTAAACTTAATAATGTTAATAAAACAAATAAATATTTTTTCATGTAATTATTTTTTTTTGCTAAGTTACAAGTTTATTCCCAATTCTCTGATTTCCATATAGCTAAATCAAGCCCCTTTAGATTGATTGGAGGATTTGGGCGATTTTTAGGCGATTCTAGCACTTCTTTCTTTTTTGTTACTACTTGTTCAGGTTTTATATTATCCACTTGTTTTGGTACCTCTAATACATTCCTTTCCCTATTATAGTAAAGCCTACACTTATTAGAACAATACTTTTTTTTAGCAGTAATGCTTTCCATTTTTTCTCCGCAATAAAGACAGTTTTCGGTTTTCTTAATCATGTGATACGTTTTGATATGATTTGATACGATAAAGATACGCTTTGATACGATAACAACCAAATTATCCCCCATAATCCCCTCTCTCAAAAACAATAAACAACTAAACCCAACCAACACAAAACACAAGCAAAGGAACAAACCAAACACCAACCAAACCAATGCCCGAATCCCTTCAAACCCAAGCAGCGCAACAACTACAC